CGTGCGAATTTCACGTTGAATCTCCTGGCGAATGGTCTGGTGCTTGATCTCGATACCTGCGATCGCCGTGGCCGCTGTGGCCAGAGCGGCATCCACGGCTTCGGCTACCAGCGCCTGCTTTTCGGCCTGGCTGGCTTTGGCACGGTCCTGGCCCATGTCGAAGGCGGTCAGGCCCACCCCGGCGATCGACACGCCCCAGGCGACCAGCAAGCCGACGATCAGCCAGGGATTGATCACGCGAAGGCCTCCATGGCTTCTTCGAAATGCTTGCGCCGATCCTCGCGGCCAGCCATGGCGGGGCCGTTCACGGCCTTGGTGATGCGGTCGAAGTCGTTCGCATCGGCCAGGCGGTTGCAGTTGTTCTCGTTCCAGTAGCCGGCCGCCGACATGGCCGCGTGCTCAGGAATCAGCAGCAGGTCCGGGCGAACCAGCAGGGGCTGTCCGGTAATCTGTGCGGCCTGGCGGTAGTTCGTCTTGCCCGTGGTCTGGAAGATCCCACGGCCGCGGTACAGCCAGCCCTCGCCCGTTGCCTCGGGCCCGTTGCCGTTGCGGTTTGCATACACCCGGTTGGCCAGGCCCTTGGGGTTGCGCACCAAGGCGCGCGCCTCTTCGAGCGATTTCACGGTCGACGGGAACATCGCGCGGATCCGCTCGGGCGTGGTGTAGAACAACCCTTCTTCCAGGCGCGTGAAGTTGGCCGACTCGTGCATGCCCTGAGCCAGGAAGGCGGCGATGCGCTCCCGCGTGGTGATGTCGAACCGTTCACAGGCGGCATCGAGCGGGCCGGCGAAGATCCGGGCCTGCGTGGGGTGCACGCCAGCGGCGACCAGGCGGGAGACTTCGATGTACTTAGCCATTGGCGGTGTCTTTCAGAACGGTGACGGGGGGGCCATCAGCCCAGCCGCGGGCGAATACCACCTTGGGTACCACCATCGCGCCCAGCAGGCAGACGGAAAAGAATGTCGGGTTGAAGTCGTGCGTCAGGGGAATGGACAGCCCCACGGCAGCAATCGTCCCCTCCATCAGCAGCACGAGGCGCACTTCGCGCTTGGTCGTGACATCGCTGGTCTTGGCAGCGCGGCAGAACACCGCATAGAAAAGCGCCAGGCACAGCAGTTCGTGCGCCAGGAACAGCAGCGCATTACTCATGTTTGTCGGCTCCGTTGGATTGTTTGAAAAAGCGTGCCATCGCGGTCTGTATCGCGTCGACCAGCGAGGCAAAGATGGTTTGCCACTTGTTCCCCATGGCGGCACTGACAAAAGCCACTGGCGCGAGTAGCTCCAGCGCAGGAATGTCGTACATGGACTGGATCCATGCCGACAGCCCCCCGGTGATGATGACGGCCAAGAGCGTGCAGCGCACCAGCATCCAGGCGCCGGCCAACCGCGATGATTCTGTCGATGCGGCCACAGCCCACAGGGCTCCGGACAGCGCGGCGAACACGATCAGGGCGAACGGGCCGGCCAGCGGCCCCAGCAGGGCGATCGAGAGCGCCGCAATGCTGAATGACGATGTGGATGTCGGTTCAGCCATTGGTCTTGCCCTTCTTGTCCGATTCCGGCTCGACCTTGAGCGTGGCGCCCAGCATGTTGCCTTGCGCGTCGCGCTCGACCACAACCGACTTGTTCACGGCGCCCTGCTTTGCGTCCACGTTCACATTGATGGTCATGGGCGCAGCTGGAGCGGGTGCCGGCGCCGGCTCAGCGGCCGGGGCAGGCGCGGGCGCCGGCTCAGGTGGTGGCATCTTCTCGATCTTCTCCGCGCGCTTGTTGGCCTCGGTGGCCAGCGCCTGGGCCTCGCCCACCTGGCGCACCAGGTCGTCGATCTTCTTGAGCAATGGGGCCAGGCGTTGATCGCTGACTTGCTGGATCTCCGCAGCGCGCACGGTGGCGTCCGCCGTGATCCGGGCGGTCTCGATCTTGGTGTCCGCTTCCCGGTTGACCTGCAGGGTCTTGTCCATGGCGGCCTGTTGCGCCTTGGCCAGTTCCTTCGACATCCGGTCCAGTTCGCTGGCGGCCTGCTCCTGAATCTGGCGCATCTGGCGCTCGACCTCGGGCGGTAGGCCCTGGCCAGCGGTTTCCGCCTCGGATTCCAGCTTGGCGGCCTTGGCGTTGAGCTCGCGCACCTTGGCGCGCTGTTCGTCCAAGGCCGTGATCGCCGTCTGCCGCTGGATCTCCATGGCTTCGGCCTGCTGCTCCATCTGCGTCTGGACCTGCTGCATTTCCTCGGGCGTCATTTCCTTGTTCGGATCCCGATCGCCGGTCAGCTTGCGCAGCTGCTCCGCAATCTCGTCCTTGTTGGGCAGGTCGGAGAACTCCATGGCGATCGTGAGCACCCGCAAGCTGACTTCGGGCGGGAGCCGGCTGGACATTTGGCTCAGCGACTCAAACATCACCTGGCGCAGCGTGCCTGAATAGTCCTGTTCGGCCACCACGAAGTCCGCCATGGAGTTGGTGATGTCGTTCAGGAACCGCACGGACCCATCGGGCTGCAGTTCGGGCTTGTTGATGATGACCCACTCGATAGCGCCCTTGGCGCCGGTCAGGCGGATCACCTTTTCCTCGCTGTAGAACTGCTCCGACAGGCTCAACTGCTTTTCACCCTGGACCTGCACGGCGAAGCGCAGGTTGTCGAAAGGTTCGGTCGTGACCACGGACCCCTGCATCTGGCGGGCCTTGATCGCCTCGCCGGACACGGCATTGGTCTGCCGGCCCATGTTCTCCTGGCTGACGCCGGCCGACTTCTGGATCGACTGCGCCGCCAGGGTCATCATCTGGATCTGGCCGGTGGCCGCATCCGTGTCGCGGCGCAGGTCGAATTCCTTGCCGGCGTTCTTGACGATCACACCATCAGGCCGGTCCGCCTCGTCGCGCGCCTCGTTCGGATCATCGACGGCACCCTTGTCCATGATGATCTGGTTCGTGTTCAGCATGAACAGGGCCTTGCTGGCCCGCTTGTTCAGGTCCTGCTGCACGTCACGCACGCGCCGGATCACCCCGTAGGGCATGCGATCGCGCCCGCGCAGGTAGCACCAGAAGGGCGTGAGCGAAAACTTGTTGTGCCGGTAGATCGACGGGCCCATGCCCAGCATGTCGGTCTCGGTGAACACGGCGGTGTGCACGCGCATGATGATGCGGTCCACGATGGATCCACCGGCAGAGCCCAGGGCCTCGCGCATCACCTGGTCGCGCTCGTCGAAGATGGCGCCCTTCAAGGGCCCGCTGGCGATCACCTTGGTTTTCACCGGCATGCGGTATTGCCCCTCGATCAGCTTCAACTGCCGGCGCTTCGCGTCGACCGTCACGCCGGTACCGCTGGCGTAGATCTGGCCGGACATGCGCACGTTGGCGATGTTCTCGGTGTTCCAGTTCTGTTCCTCCCAACTGATGTCGGAGTTCTGCGTGGCCTCGCTCACGGCGCGCATGATCTGGTCCTTGCGTTCCGGGAACATGAACAAGGCCACATCCTCGTCCACCCAGCGCCAGCGGAACAGGTAGCGGCCGTCCTCCAGGTCGAGCTCGTAGGCGCCCGAGTCATGCAACACGCGGCGCCAGTCCTCGTACTTCGAGTACAGAATGTCCTTGGTCGGGTCGTCGCGCGCGCCGTCATCCACCCAGCCCAGGCCGGACTTGATCGCATCACCGAAAGCCCGGGAGCGCACGAAGGCGGTGCGGTTCACGTCCGAGACGTACTTGAGCACCTTGGTCTTGATGTCGGCCGCCTTGACATCATCCTCGGTGCGCGGCAGCACCTTCCAGTCGACGCGCGAACGGCGCTCGGTGCCGATGATCCAGTCGGCCATGGGCGCGACTTCGTTGTACACCAGCGGCATCTGGCCGCGGCTGGTCACATCGGCCGCGTCCTCGGGATCCCATTGCAGGTTGTCGTAGAAGTCGGCATCCATCGCCATTTCGAGGCGGTTGGTCGACTGCTTCTCGCGTTCGTAGTAAAACCACTGCAGCAGCTGGCGGTGCACCTTGCGCGCTTCGGCCCCGTCCAGGACGTGCGCCGGCTTGATGGCGACCTCATTGCGCGGCTTGGCCAGGTCCAGCGCATCAAAGAACTGGTCGCCTGGCGCGTTGTGATTCGAGGTAACGTCGAACTTGGCCATGCCGGTCAGTGGACGGTGGCCGGCGCGTACTCAGCGCCTTCGGTCTCGATCTTGATGTCCTCGGACGCGATGGTCTTGCCGTTCTCGCGCAGTTCCATGTGCCCAAACGTGGACTTGAGGTAGGACGGCATGGGCGCCGATGGCATGCGGATCAGGTCCGGCAGGCCTTCCTCGATGATCGCGGCGATCTTGAGCCAAGTGTGGGCGCCCTCCATGCCAAGGGCTTCGGCGGCCTTCTTGGACTGCTCGACCAAGTAGCGGTCCTCGCCGTATTTCCATGCGGCAGACTCGCAGACGATGAACCAAGGCGCATTCTTGCGGTGCGCCGGCACCAGCACCATAGCGCGTTCGTCGTTCACCCATGTCAGGATCTGGACGATTTCACCGAAATTGTGATGCGCATGCGCTTTGCGCAGATCGAGCGAAGCACCCATTGACACCCCCGAGAAAGTCCGGGAAGGTTGCCATGCTTGCCACGAGAATCGCACCAAAGAAAACGGCCACCCGGTTAGAGTGGCCGTCAGTATGGCCCGCGCCGTTCGCGGTGACGTGGTTGCCCACAGTCAGCATTACGCGACCAATTTCTTGGTATCGCGCTTAGCCCGGCTTTTGGTGCTCCAGCAGAAATCGTACAGAAGTAGTCTGCCAGCCGGTGACCATGCGTAGGAAAGTATCATGCTTGCCACGAGAATCAGACGGCCATCGGGCGGTTGCCGCGCCTGAATGGCTTGCCCTGGTCCCGGTCCAGGCCCCGGCCCGGCCGCATGGCATCCTCTGCCACCACGGCCATGAGGCCCCAGGCGTCAGAGCCATGGCTTGCCCAATCGTGCTCAGGGCCCAGGCCGATGTCGCGTTCCTCGTCCCACTTTTCGTGATACCAGCCCAGGGCTTCCATGCCCGGCGCCGTGGTGGCCTCGTTGACCCACACTGACGGGAACACCCGGCGCGCAGCGTTGATCCGGGCCATGGCGGCCCCCCTGCCCTGGTTTGGCACCACGGTGACGGTGTAGCCGGCCGCTTCCAGGGCTGACTGGTAGCTGACGTTGAACACCTTGTCATGCGTGGCGCCGTCATGGGGTAGCCATATCTCGGTGTTTTCCGGCTGGTAGCCGTGCTCCCGCATCCACTGCAAGTGGTAGCCGACCTCCTGCCCCACAGCCTCGTGGTAGTGGTGCACCCGGATCTCGCGGCCGATGAACTGCGCGCCCCATAGGGTGAAGGCGTCGGAGTTCGAGCCGGTACCGCCGATGTCGGCAAACAGCCGGCGCTTCATGTTGGGGTCGATCGCCACCCGGGACAGCCGGCCCTCGCGCTTCATGGCGGCGATCTGCTTGGTGAAGTAGGCGCCCTTCACCGCCGTGGCGTAGGCACCTTCCCACACGTGGTCGTAGCTGTCGGGGTCCGTCAGCAGCCAACGCTGGCGCTGGCGCTCGAGGATGGCCGGGAAACGCGGGTTGTCCCGCCAGTTGATCTCTGTGCCCTTGTACCGCAGGTCCTTTGTGAAGCGGAAACGGCGCTCGACCGGCGCGCTCTTGCGCTTGGGATTCCACGTCACCCACAGTTCGCTGTCCTCCTGGCGCAGCGTGGGGATCACAATGTCCCAGCTGGTGTCAGTGACGGGCTCTGCCTCGTCCGCCCACAGTAGCAGGATCTTGGCCTTGGACTTGAGCGACAGAATGGTTTTCTTGTCCAGGCCGCTGAACTTGTAGGAGATCCGCCCGCTCTTGGTCTTGATGTACTTGGTGCCGATCTCGAAGTGTTCGCGCAGCCACGGCTCCGACTCGATGGCGGCTTTGACTTCGGCCAGCGAAGAGTCCTCGATGGAATTCAGAAACTCGCGGCCGCAGACGATCACGCCCTCGCGCCCGGCCTGGTCCCACATCAGGGCCCGTACCGCCGTCATCTTGGCGAAGGTCATGGTCTTGGCCGACCCGCGGCCACCGCAGGCCCAGCGCACGTCCGCCTCGCCGGTGAACACCGGGATCAGCTTCGGCGGGATCTGCAGGTCAACGACGCCGGTCATGTCGGCGTGGGCTTGTCGGGATCAGCTTCCAGCGGCACCAGGCGAATGGTGGTGACCAGTTCGGCGGGCTTCTGCTTGTTGTCAGCCTCGTACAGGCCTTTGTGCTTGAACAGCTTTTCGAGCGCCGCGTTCTTGTCCCAAAACTTGTACTTCACGCGCCCATACTCGTCGATCTCGAAGCTGGCCACGGCCGCGCGGGTCTTGGCGTCGAGCTCGTTTGGCAACAGCACCTTGCCGTCGCGAATGATGCCGGCAATGTCACTGGTCGCAATGCGCAGGGCCTCGCGCAGCAGCACGGTGATCTCGACTTCCACCTTGTCAGCGGCCGCGGTTTGCAGTTCCTTCACCCTGGCGTTGATGTAGTCGCGCGCCATCAGGTTGGAGGCCTTCGCCCACAGGCCGGACGGCTTCCACTTTTCGGATCCGGGGTAGGCCTGGCGATAGGCTTCGGCCTGGTTGCAGCCTTCGGCCACGCGCAAGCAAAAGACCTCCTGCGCTGACGACAGCTTTTTCAAGCGCGAATCTCCCGGATCTCGATGCCGTGCACGCTGGCCATAAGGTGGCGCTTGATGCGGTACTCCGCAGTCACGGCGCCCTTCACGTCCTCGACCACGACCTGCCCTGTGTCTACATCCATGTATCGCATGTCCGCTATGTAGCGCAACGGAGGGCGGCGGCGGCCGGCGATCGTCACCCCGGGCGCGAGCTCGTACACCACCTGGCGCTCTAGCTTCTTGATCCGGCCGGCGCGCTGCATCAGGACCAGGTGATGCCACCGCTTGTGCTCTGCCTTGCTGTCGAACTTGAGGCCATCGGGATCCACGATGCGCTCGTTCGAATACTTTTGCTGGCGCCGCTGCATGGGGTTGTCGCGGCATTGGCGCAGGTCGACGGGCGGCACCGGCTTGGTATTGCGCAGCAGGGCCGGCACCTGGCTCAGGGCCTTGGCATTGCGGGCTGACACCGCAGACAGGCGCTTGCGGTCGGCGGCTGTCAGGGTGTGCGTGTTCGGCTGCGCCACGGTCAGGCCTCCAAGATTGTCATGCCCAGGCGCTCCGCGATATGGTGTTCCAGGGTCGCGCCCTTGCTTTTCTGCCAGCCAGGCAGCATCACGATCGCGTCACACGTCACCAGCGCGGCGATGTCCTTGCGCATGCACTGGTGCCACTCCATCGCGGGATCCGGGCACAGTTCGGCCGGGTTGATGACCTCGTGGCCCAGGTCGCGCCACTGCCTTGCCGCGGAATGGAAGGCGGGAAAATTCAGAAGCGGCAAGCCGGTCATAGGGCCGGCGATGTAGAGGCGGTACTTCACTTCGCCCCCTTGTCCGCCGCCATCAGCCACACCCGCCCCTTGTTGTCGGTCGGGTAGAACTTGACCGTGCGCACCTGGCCCTCGCGGCCGACAGACTTGAGCCACTTGCGCAGGCCGTTGGCCAGCTGGCCGACTTCCTCGGGCTCGCACTTGAGGCAGTCGCCATCCTTCAGCTTCGTGAACACCATGCCGTACTTGTTCAGGTTCACGCGGCCTTTGGGCAGCGGGTCACGGCAGATCACGAGGGTGTCGGGGTCGACGAAGTTCATGCCATTGGGTTTTCTTTTCGCTTTCACGGGTGCTCCTGGTGATGGGGTTGTGGACGGGGGCGGAAACACAGGCGGCCATGGCGCCTGCATTGGTTTTTTGGTGGCCTTGGGTGGCAGCGGCTCGTCTTGATCCCGGGGCCGCGCCGGCAACGGCTTGCCATCGCCCAGGGCGTATTGACTGCGGCGCCGGTCGGTGGTCATCTGCTCCTTGCGCAGCAGGCCATGGTTCACGGCGCGCTCG